TTCCGCATCGATGCGGGCGCCATGCGTAGCCAAAACCGCATAGTTGATCGCGTAATAGTTGGTCTTGTCCCAAGGGTTATCCGCCAGCTTGGCGATGTCGATCAGCCCGTCACCGCGCAGCTTGGCGATGATCTTGCGGATGGTTTCCGGCTTCCAGAACGGGAACTGCTTCGCCCAATCCTCATAGGTGTTGTAGACCCAATGACGGTCATCGTGGACGAACTTGCTGTGCGACAGCCAGTAGTGCATCTGTTGCAGGACGATCGCTTCCTGTAGGCCGATTGCGCAGGCTAAGGTAGGGGATACGACAAGCGGCGGCTCGTCGAATAACATGGTTGCCATTACTTTCCTCGGATGGTGCGCTTGAGCGGGTCGTCCCTCTCAAGAGAAACGATGCCGTAATAGTACGCGATGCTTTTATAGATGTCCATGAAAACGCGTTGCAGCATGCTCTAAGTGCGTGAAAACACTAGAAATAGGCTCCTATTGCGGTTGCTTTTTAATTTAAAACACAGGAACATACTGGAAACGATGCCGCGGGCACACGGCGCACTTACCAAGGGACTGAAAGTGACAATCGAAACAGTGGATCAGGTTCGTCGACGGAACCTGAAATTCTTGTTGGAGCAATTCAAGGACGAGATACGGGCGCAGTATCCAGAGCACCCAGAGCGCGGCATGCTCAAGCTGTTCGCCGAGAGAGTAGGGATCAGCGTCATCAATTTCCGCCAGATCATGAGCGGTCACAAGCTGGCGGGCCCGAACATCCGGGATCGCATAGAGGACGCGCTGAACCTTCCGCGAGGTTGGCTTGACTCCGATCACTCGCAAGACCAGCTCGCCAAGGATGACGACGCTAAGGCGTTCAGTGACTCTGTGATGGCGCTCTACAACCAGGCGCCAGAAGCGACGCGCAGCGCCATGCTGAAGGTCATGAGCGCACTAGTGACGAACAAGCCACTAGAAGTGCTCGTTGGCGAGCAAGGAAAACGCAGGAAATGAAAGATTTCCATAAGAAGCCATTGAATCTATTACGCATTTAGCTTTCGGTTGACAGAATAATTACAATGGTCGGGAATTATTTCGGTAACGTTTGCGCCGAGTAATATTTCCTTACCAAGCCGACAAAAATGCAACATTTCGCAACGGAAAGGTCTTGCTTCTGCATATGATAGGGCTTATCGTTATGCCATCGTTTCAGCAGAAACGATCCCCTAACAGATTTGTGAAGGCAACAATAAATGACCGGTGCTCAAACTACGTCGGCGTCGTCTAATCCCATCGTGGCCCTCGCTCTGCCGTCCGAGTTATCGGATTCGTGGACGGACTCACAAGTCATCCGCGCCTTCTGCCGCGCTATCCCGGCCGACAAACGCCAGGATGCCCTCGCCGCGCTTCTCGCGCTGGCTTGCTGCCAGCAAAACGATGCCAAAAAAGTTTCATAAGACGCTTGACGCATCTGCATAAGATTCGTATCATATCGCTACCATGTCTTCATTGCGTCTGACGCGCTGATGCAGGGTCATTCCGCTGCCTCATAGGCAGTTTTGCTGCTCGCCTTCTGGCTTGAGCGGCGCTTTTATTCCTAAGCCGTCGCCTGAGAGATCATGCGGCGGCTTTGTGCTTTATGCCACCGCGACTCCCGCATCGCTGACTGCTGGAAAGACAGCCCAAACAAAAAGCCCGCGCTCGGCGGGCTTGTCTCAGTGGCATGGGTGATTGGGGCTCTCTAGTCGCTCCATCCATTTCACCGCCTGCTCCCTGCTGTCGACGCGAATCCACATCTCGACGAGCGCGGCCAGGATGCCATACGCCTTCGCGCGGTCAACTTCTTTGATGGCAGACCGGATACCCGGCAAGAATCCTTCAGCATAGGCGCTCTGAAGCGCGCAGATGATGTCATCGTCAGACATGGCTTCGATGCGCTGCGAGGCAAGTTCGTCGCGCTTCTGTGCAATCAGGTTTATGCGCTGCTCGGCCGCGTCAATGGCGGCTTCGATCTTGGCGTCGGGCGCTTCGTGTAAGCGGTACTGGATGTCGGCTTGGTTCATGGTTTCTCCGGTAGGTGAGTGCGTGATGAAACGATACTAATAAAGCGTCGTTTTAGCAAGTGTTTTTCGTAAGCGAGCGAGATCGTGGATACAGAGCGATCCTCGCGCCAAATAAGCGAATCGGAAAAAGATACTCGGGAGGGTCAGATGATCGTGAGCATTCTGTTCGTCGTGCTGTTCGCATTGGCAGTGCTGGCGATCGTCATGTGCGCCGCCGAGTACGACCGCGGGCTTGAAAGCAAGCGTGATCCGCACGCCGATCTGGCCGACGACATGCACCTTGCCAAAGTGGCGCGGATGGCTGAAGCGATGATCGCTGATCGAGAGAAGGCATTCGCCGACTACCTGCAAACGCCGGGTAACGCCGTACCGGTAATCCGGAAACAGACAGGGGATAGCGCTTGATTGATCCGAAACTGCGAGATTGGGCGACGCCGCGTCAGATCGAATTCTTGGATGCCATCGAGAAGCATGGATCGGAGCGCAAGGCCGCGTCCAAGCTTGGACTGAGCCGCGGAACGGTTGGTAACGCCATCGCCTCGCTGAAACGGAGGGCCGCACGCTCGGGATACAGCCCGGATCACGACATGCAGCACGTCGTTCCTGATGGCTTCATGGTGAAAGGCGTTTCGACCTACTACGGCGACGACGGAAAGCCGCGCGGCCAGTGGGTCAAGAGCGCCGTCGACAATGACCGGCAGGCCGCAATCATGCAGGAAGCATTCGCCGCGATGGCGCAAGAGCTTCCGCGCGTCGATCCGGTTGCTGCGCCTGCGGACACGAAAGCCGACCTGTGCAACGTCTACACGTTGACGGATTGCCATCTCGGCGCGCTTGCCTGGCACAAAGAGGGCGGCGCAGATTGGGACGTGAAAATTGCCGAGCGCATGCTGGTTGCTGCGTTTGAGCAGATGGTCAACTCCGCGCCGGCCGCGAAGACAGGCTTGATCGCGCAGCTCGGCGATTTCCTGCATAGCGACGGCATGCTTCCGGTCACGCCGACCAATGGTCACATTCTGGATCAGGACGGCCGATTCTCGAAGATCGTCGGCGCCGCGCTTCGCGTGCTGCGTCGAATCGTCGACTTCGCGCTAGAGAGACACGAACAGGTTGTCGTGCTCATGGCGGAAGGCAATCACGATCTGGCGTCAAGCATCTGGCTCCGCGCCATGTTCAAGGCGCTCTACGAGAACGAGCCGCGCGTCAAGGTGATCGAGTCGGAACTGCCGTACTACGTCCACCAGCACGGCGAGACGTTGGTCGCGTTCCATCACGGCCACATGAAGCGGAACGACGCGCTACCGATCTTCTTTGCCGCTCAGTTTCCGAAAGTGTGGGGCGCGACAAAGAAGCGTTACGCGCACACAGGGCACCGGCACCACGTCGAGGAAAAGGAGCACAGCGGAATGACTGTGATCCAGCACCCGACGATCGCCGCGCGCGACGCATACGCTGCGCGCGGTGGCTGGCTGTCTGAGCGCGCCGCGGTGGCGATCACGTATCACTCGCGATTCGGGCAAGTGGCGAGAACGATTGTCACGCCGGATATGTTCGAGGGTGCGACATGAGCCGAATCGACCCGCACGTCGACATAGACATGCTCTGTGACGCGCTGGCTGTCGCCATGAGCCACATGTACGCAACAGGTGCGCTCGACATGAGCGAGGACGCAGCGAGGCAGATAGCAGACCGCACAGACTGTTACGAAGACGACCAACTGATCGACCTGTTCGAAGCCGCAGCCAAGATCATGGCGCGCGGCAGGGCAGCGCACTAAGACATCACCCCAGGCGCAGGTGGGAAAACAGCGTCAGCTCGCACAGGTCATGGAAGCGCCCACTCCGCCCGAAAGGGAACTCTGGTCGCGCCGGGTGCGGCATCTTCTCAATCACATGGAGCAGAAAAAAATGCCGGCTTGGATCATCCTCGCACTCAGTATCGTCTTCGGCCTCTGGTCGCTGGTGGAGGTTCTAGGGTTGTATGCATTAGCGACAAGGCCGGGCGTCACATACTCGGCTGCATCAGCGCGAGCCACTATGGTCTGGTTCGTCTGCTTGATCTTCGGCGGCTGCTACCTAGCTTCCCGCCTGTTCGTTTGACTTCCCCGCGCGCTCCCGGTCAGGGCAGGAACCCGGATCATATACGGGCCGGTGAGCGCGCACCCATCACTAGACAGGATCACACATGGCGCAGGCTGAAAAGACCGCGCCGGATTGGGAGCGCATCGAAGCCGACTACCGGGCAGGCGTGCTGTCGGTCCGGGAAATAGCATCCGCGCATGGCGTGTCACACACCGCTATCAACAAGCGCGCGAGCAGAGACGGATGGGAGCGCGACCTATCCGCAAAGATCAAGGCGAAGGCCGAAGCGCTGGTTTCCAAAGCCGAGGTTTCCAGCGAGGTTTCCAAAGCGAAGGCGGAAACCGATCGCGTGATCGTCGAGGCGAATGCAGAGGCAATCGCTCGAGTGCGGCTGTCGCACCGGTCAGACATTTCCCGCTCGCGACGCCTGGCAATGGCGCTGCTCGAAGAGTTGGAAGTGGCGACCGGCAACATCGAACTGTTCCAAGAGCTAGGCGACTTCCTGCGAAGCGATGACGAGAAGGGCGCCGACAAGCGCAACGACGTCTACCAGCGCGTGATCTCAAGCGTCGGCCGCATCGACAGCATGAAGAAGCTATCGGACACGCTCAAGACGCTTGTCGGGCTTGAGCGCGAGGCATACGGCATCACTGAAGCGCCCGAGGCGACGCCCGGCGCCGGCGCAAGGGGTGAATTCGTGTTCAAACTGATCCGCCCGCAAGCAGATGGAAATTGACCTGATTGAAGCATTCGAAATGCTCCCGGCGCCGAAGCGGATCAAGTGCTTCTTCGGCGGCCGCGGCGCCGCGAAGTCTGAGACATTCGCCGAAGTGCTTGTCATCCTGGCATATGCGCGCGGCGATCGCGTGCTGTGCGGCCGGGAATTCCAGAACTCGATCGAGGATTCGTCTTATGCGCTGATCGTCGCGAAGATTGACAAGCTCGGGCTGCGCGATTTCTTCGACATTCAAGCGACGGCGATCTACGGCCGCAATGGCTCGTGCTTCAAGTTCGTCGGCCTGGCGCGCAACATTCAATCGCTGAAATCCAAGTTTGGCTACACGATCGCATGGATCGAGGAAGCCGAGACGGTCGGCGAGAAAACGTGGAACCTGCTTATCCCGACGATCCGCGCCGCGGGCTCGGAAGTCTGGATTTCGTTCAACCCGAATGAATCCGTCGCGGCGACCTATGCGCAGTTCGTCACCCCGTATCTGGAAGCGATCAACGCGCAAGGCTTCTACGAGGACGAATACATATACGTCCGTAAGGTGTCGTGGCGCGATAACCCGTACTTCCCGGACACGCTTCGGCAGGAAATGGAACGCGACAAGCGCGCGAACTACAAGAAGTATCTCCACGTTTGGGAAGGCGAGTGCAACGCCGACTACACGGACAGCATCATCGAGTCTGAATGGGTCGATGCCGCGATTGATTCGCACCTGAAGCTGAATCACAAGCCGCGAGGCGAGCGCGTGCTGTCCTTCGACCCTGCCGACAGCGGCCAGGATGCGAAGGCGACAGCGATGCGATATGGAATGCTCGTGTCGAGCGTGAAGCAATGGCGCGACGGCGACCTGTCGAGCGCTATCGGCCTGGCGTTCGATGACGCATTCGAGCATCGCGCAGACATTCTCGTCTACGACAGCATCGGCGTCGGCGCAGGTGTCAAGGTTGGGCTGCAAGAGCGCATTGCGGGCCGGCAGATCGAAGTGATTGGCTTCGGCGGCGGAGATTCGCCCACACCTGGCAAATACAAAGGCGACCGGCTCAACGAGGACGTGTTTAAGAACAAGCGCGCTCAGTTCTGGTGGTTGCTGCGTGACCGGTTCGAACGCACGTATCAGGCGATCGAGCATGGCGAGTATGCCGACCCGGCCGAAATGATAAGCCTGTCGTCGAGCATCAAAGACCTTGACCAACTGAAGGCCGAGCTCGTGCGCCAGCAGCGAAAGCGCAGCGCATCGTCGCGCCTGATCCAGCTAATCAGCAAGGATGAAATGCGACAGCAAGGCATCCCGTCGCCGAACATGGCCGACGCGCTGATGATGGCGTGGGCGATTCAGGCGCGCAAAAAGAAAGCGGATCACGCATACACAACACCGGCCCGCGCAGGCGGCTGGATGGGCTAACTATGGCACGTAAGAAAAAGGAAGGCGATCGATCCGAGAAGATCATCGCCGAGGCGCGCAAGCGTTTCGAGCGTTGCGTAAGCGCCGAGCAGGATTTCCGCAAGCGCTTCGTCGAGGACGTCAAGTTCGCCAATGGCGACGCTGACAACGGCTGGCAATGGGCCGAAGACATGCGCAAGCGCCGCGACACGATGGGGCGGCCGTGCCTGACGATCAACAAGGTTCGCCAGCACTGCCTTCAGATCATCAACGACGCGAAGCAGAACAAGCCGAGCGTGAAGTGCTTGCCGATCGATGGCCAGGCTGACGTTCAGATCGCGAAGATTCTCGACGGCATCATTCGCCACATCGAGTACAACTCGCACGCTGAAATCGCCTACGACACAGCGACCGAATTCGCAGTGCAAGGCGGGCTCGGCTTCTGGCGCGTCGTGACTGAATACGCGCATGACGGCTCGTTCGATCAGGAAATCTTTATTCGGCGCATCAAGAATCCGAACAAGGTCTATCTCGATCCGGACATTCAATCCGGCGACGGCAGCGACGCGAAGTTCGCATTCGTGTTCGAAGACATCTCGAAAGAGGAATTCGAGGGCACATACCCCGACGAGATTGCGGCTGACGTGAACTTCCAAGTCGGCGGCGACGGCAGCGAATGGCTTATGAGCGATCGCATCCGCATCGCTGAATACTTCCGCAAGTCGACGAAGACGGCGACGCTCGTCGCGCATCCGACGTATGGCCCGATGCTGCTGTCCGATCTGCCGCCAGAAGAACGTGCCGCGGTCGAGGCTGATCCGTCGATCCAGCGTCGCACGGTCGAGGAACCCGTCATTACGTGGTTCAAGATTGCCGGCGACAAGGTGATCGAAGAAAACGAATGGCCGGGCCGCTATATCCCAATCGTGCGCGTCGTCGGCGAAGAGATCGACATCGACGGCAAGATCGAGCGCAAGGGCCATGTGCGCCCGTTGAAAGACCCGCAGCGCATGTACAACTTCATGAGCTCGGCTCAGGCTGAATACATCGCGCTTCAGACGAAAACGCCATTCGTCGCGCCGGTCGAGGCGATCGAGGGCTTCGAGTCGCTGTGGGCGAATGCGAACCACGAGAACGCCGCGTATCTGCCCTACAACAGCCGCGACGAGAACGGCAACGCAATCGACCGTCCGCAGCGCGAGCAGCCGCCAGTCGGCGCGCAAGCGTATCTGACGGCCATGCAGACGGCGCAGCAAGAGTTGATGATGGCGTCGGGCCAGTATCAGGAGACGTTCGGGCAGCAGTCGAACGCCGATGCAGGCGTGGCGATCGCAGCACGGCAGCGCCAGGGCGACAAAGCGACGTATCACTACATCGACAACCTGGCGCGTGCGATCCGCTTCACCGGCCGCATTCTGGTCGACCTAATCCCGAAGGTGTACGACACGCGCCGCGTGATGCGCATCGTCGGCGAAGACGGCAGCGAGGATTTCGCCACGATCGACCCGAACCAGAAGCACCCTGTCGGCAACGAGCAGGGGCAGCCGGTGCAGATGGGTCCGAACGACAAGCCGACGCCGGAACAGGCTGCGCAACTGATCTACAACCCCGGCATCGGGCGCTATGACGTGACGGTTGAAGTCGGACCTAGCTTCGAGACGCGCCGCGCTGAAGCGTTCCACGCGCTCACGCAGATCATGGGCCAGGATCAGGAACTGATGAAGGTTGCCGGCGACCTGCTGTTCAAGGCGGCCGACTTCCCGATGGCGCAGGACGTTGCCGAGCGGATTCGTCGCACGATCCCGGCTGCGATCTTGGGCGATGGCCCGAGCCCGCAAGAGAAGGATATGCAAGACAAGATGGCTCACATGGGCCAGATGATCGAGCACCTTACGCAAGAGCTTCAGCAGGCGAAGCAGGGCAAAGAGTCGCAAGACACGAACATCAAGGCATACGACGCGGAAACCCGGCGCCTTGCCGCGCTCGGCCAGCCGCTTGATCCAAACGTCGTTGCGCATGTCGCTACGCAAGTCGTGATGCAGATGATGCAAACCGGCGCACCGGAAGGCGCTTCGCAAGGCGCGATGCCTGACCCGATGCAAGAAATGCAGCCGCAACCGCAACAGCAGGAACCGCAGCAAGCGATGTAATCCGTACCGGTGCGGCATCACCGGGCTAAATCACTTGGGCGACCATGAGCGAAGAATTGCAAGACGTGATCCCGACGTCGCCGGAAACGGCGGAACAGGAGCAGCAGGTCGAAAACATCAGCTCTGAAGCGACCGCAGAGCAGGAAGTGGAGCAGCAAACCGACGAGCAGAAGGAACAGGAACGCAAGAAAGAACCCTGGTTCCAGAAGCGCATCGGCGAACTGACCCGCGAAAAATACGAGGCAAAGCGTGCTGCTGACGACGCGCGACGTGAAGCGGACCAACTCCGCCAATCGATCGCACGCGGCCAGCAGGGCGACGTGCAGCAACCGGCAAGCGACGTGCAGACGTTGGCTCGCCAGGAAGCAGAACGCATCGTCGCCGAGCAGCGGCTTACCGAATCGACTGACAAGGTGTGGGCGACAGGCACGAAGGAGTTTCCCGACTTCGCGCAATCTGTCTCCAATCTTCAGATGGTCGGCATGGATCGAGCATTCATCGAACTTGCTCTGACTACTGATGCACCGCACAAGGTACTTCAGCACCTTGGCAGCGATCTCGACGAAGCCGCTCGCGTCCTCGCATTGCCTCCTGTCCAGCAGGCGCGCGAACTGACGAAGCTTGAAATGAAGCTCAGTCAGCCGCCAGCGCCTAAACCTGTCTCGCGTGCGCCTGCACCGATCAAGCCTATCGGCGGATCGGGCACGGCTACCGGTAGCGGCTTGTCCGACGATCTCCCGATCGACGAATGGATGCGTCGCCACAACAAACGGTAAGCCTGGCGCGAACCCAAATTGAACCCGCTTCGGCGGGTTTTTCGTTTCTAAGGCACTGATAAATGGCTAACTCGCTCCTTACTCCGACCGCAGTCACCCGCAAGGCGATTGCGATTCTTCACCAGAAGCTGAACTTCATCGGCTCGATCAACCGCCAGTACGACGATTCGTATGCGATCCCCGGCGCGAAGATCGGCGACACGCTGAAGATTCGGCTCCCGAACCAGTACACGGTTCGCACCGGCTCCGCACTGTCGACGCAAGACGTGCAGGAAAACAGCGTCACGCTGCAGATGGCAACGCAGAAGGGCGTTGACTTGAACTTCTCGTCGAAAGACCTGACGCTCACGCTCGACGACTTCTCGACTCGCATCATCGAACCGGCCATGTCGGTTCTCGCTGCGAACATCGAGGCGGATGCGCTGAACATGGCGCTCGACGTCTACAACGTTGTGAACAACGTCGGCTCGGCGATCACGCTGAACAAGGCGCTCGGCGCGCGCAAGCTGCTCGTCGACAACCTGGCGCCCGGCGATGCCCGCACGCTGATCCTGAACACGCAAGATAACCTGGATCTGGTCGACGGACTGAAAGGTCTGTTCCAAGACTCGAAGGAAATCGCGCAGCAGTATCGCGAAGGCAAGGTTGGCCGCACCGCTGGCTTCGGCGACATCTACGAGAACACGCTGCTCGCGTCGCAACTGACGGGTACGTCGGCATCGGCGACCGGCTACACGGTCAACGGCGCAGTGACGGCCAACGGATCGAGCTCGGTTGTCGTCCAGACCGGCACGACGACGTTCAAGAAGGGCGACGTCGTGACCTTCGCCGGCACGAACCGCGTCCATCCGGAAACGAAGGCAGATACCGGCGTGCTGCATAACTTCGTCGTGACGGCAGACTATGCCGGCGGCGCTGGCACGCTTCAGATCGCACCGGCCATCTACACCAGCGGCGGCCGTCAGAACGTCGTTTCGACCGGCATCGCGAACAGCGCAGCCATCGTCAAGGTCGGCGGCGCATCGGCGGTCTACAAGCCGTCGCTCGCGTTCCACAAGGATGCATTCGCATTCGTGTCGGCCGACTTGATGATGCCGGACGGCGTGGACTGGAAAGCCCGCGAAGTGTTCGACGGTATCTCGATGCGGATCATCCGCCAGTACGACATCAACAGCGACAACCTGCCGTGTCGTCTCGACGTGCTGTATGGCTACCAGACGCTTCGCGCGCAACTGGCCGCTCGTATCCTGAGCAACTAAGCCGCAAAGCCCCTTGGTCACAAGCCAGGGGGCTTTTTCATTTGAGGATCACATGACGCGATGGCCGCACAAGCCGCCCGTGCCTTACGTGCATCAGGAATACCCCAAATTCGTGAACGACAGGATCGTCCTGTCGGCTGAAGAAGAAGCTGCGTTGCTTGGCGCCGATACGGCAGACGAGCGCACAACCCTGATCGAGATCGCTGCCGCGCGCGGCGTGAAGATCGATAAACGCTGGTCCGATGACAAGATTCGGGCCGCAATCGAGGCTGCTTAATGACGACCGCTGTCGATCTGATCACACTCGCGCTGAAGGATCTCGGCGTACTCGGCGTCGGGCAAGCCATCACGGCCGACGATACGGCCGACGCGCTCGCGACGCTGAACATGATGCTCGGCATGTGGCAGGGCGAACGACTGAGCATCTATCACGAGATCGACGTCGTGAAGCAGGCGACGGGTGCGCTCTCATACACGATCGGAGCGGGCGGCGATTTCAACGTCGCGCGGCCGACCGACATCAAGGCTGCATTCGTGCGCCTGAATAACGGTGCGCTGCCGGTCGACTATCCGCTCGACGTGATCCGCTCGCGCGAGGATTACGACCGCATCACGACGAAATCGCTCGTCAGCCTGCCGAATTGCGTGTTTTATGACACCGCATACCCGCTCGGCAACCTGTTTTTCTATCCGGTGCCTAGTGCTCAATACGAGCTCCACGTGACGGTGCTCGACGCGCTTCCGCAGTTCGCCGCGCCCGCGACGTCCATCAGCCTGCCGCCCGAGTATCTGGCCGCGATCCGATACAACCTGGCGCTGTTCCTCGCGCCGTCGTATCAGCTTGACCCCTCGCGCGCACTGGTCGGACTTGCGGTGAACTCAAAGCGTGTCATTAAGCGCATGAACGTGCAAATCCCGTCTATGACAATGCCTTCTGGCGTCATGGGTAACGCCGGCCGATACAACGTGTACGGTGATTCATACAATAGGTAATCGATGCGAATCCCTCTTTCTGGTGGCGCCTACGCCGCGAAAAGCATCATCGCCAATGCGCAACGGTGCCTGAACCTGTACGGCGAGCTCAACCCGAAGGATTCGCCGGCCCCGATGACGTATTACCCAACGCCGGGCCTGACAGCCGTTTCAACGCCGCCCGTCGCGGGCGAAAGCCGCTGCATCTATACGGCGACGAACGGAAAACGGTATGAAGTCGTCGGCGGCAATGTCTACTACGTCGACGCGGCAAACGCATACACGAAGCTCGGCGCGCTGAAATCGACATCCGGGCACGTATCGATGATCGACAACGGGTTCAACGCGTTCCTGGTTGACGGCACACAGATCGGCTTCACGATCGACATTGCGACGAACGTCATGAAGCAGTGCGCCGACGCGGCGTTCTACGGCGCCGACAAGGTTGATTTCGTCGACGGCTATTTCGTGTTCAATAAGCCGAATTCGCCTCAGTTCTATATCTCGAAGTACGCCGACGTCGCATTCGATTCGCTCGACATCGCGAGCAAGTCGACCTATGCCGACAATCTCGTCACGCTCGCTGTGATGCACCGTGAAATCTGGCTGTTCGGCGAATTGACGACCGAAGTCTGGTACAACACGGGCGCTTCCGACTTCACGTTCGGCCGCATGCCGGGCGTATTCATCGAGCACGGCTGTGCGGCGAAGCACTCGGTCGCGAAGATCGATCTCGCGCTGTTCTGGCTGGCGAAAGACCTGCAAGGGCAGGGCATCGTGTTCGGCGGCAAGAACTATGCGGCCGAGCGAATCTCAACGCACGCGCTTGAGGCCGAATTCGCCACGTATGCCCGCATCGACGATGCGATCGGCTTCTCGTACATGCAAGGCGGTCACGGCTTCTACGTGCTGACCTTCCCGACCGCCAACAAAACGTGGTGCTTCGACACGGCAACGGGCGAATGGGCGCAGCGCGGCTATCTGGAAGCAGACGGCTCGATCAGCCGGCATCGGATGAACTGCCATTCGGTGAACGGCGGGCGCAATCTCGTCGGCGACTGGCAGACAGGCAAGGTGTACGCGCTCGATCCGAACGCCTACACGGACGATGGCAACACGATCCTGTGTCTGCGCAGTTTCCCGCACATCAGCGCCGCTGATGGCAATCGCGTTCTGTTCCGCCAGTTCATCGCCGACATGGAGGTCGGTCGCGGGCTTCCCGATGACTCGGCTGCGCCTGAAGTGCGCTTGCGATGGTCGGACGACCGCGGCGCCAGTTGGGGAAATTACGTGACGGCATCGGTCGGCCAACTCGGCGAATACATGACGTCGATCCAATGGCAGCGCTTGGGCTATGCGCGCGACCGCGTGTTCGAGCTGTCGTGGTCGGCGCCCATCAAAACGGCGCTTAACGGCGCGTATGTCGACGTTTCGAGGGCTCGCACATGAGTACGCCGGCGAGCTTTCCATCTGGCGACCCGATCGATCCGCAGGGGCGGCTTTCCCCGCAATGGCGGGCGTTCTTCCTCGCGCTATTCACGCGCTCGGGCAGCACGGCTGGCAATGACACATCAACGCTTCAGGCTGCGATAACGAAGGCGAACGCCAACATCGCCGATCTGCAGGTCGATGGCGCGCAGGGTGTGCCGACGCCGGATATGGCTGCGCTGTTCGGCCTGATCCATGCAGTCGAGGCGATCGCTGCTCAGGCGATGGCGACGGCGACGCGACCGCATGACGAACGCGGCGAGGCGGGCGATAGCGTGTCGGTCACGCACCTGTCGCAGCGCGTCGCAGAACTCGAAGGGCAGATCGAGCAGTATCGAGTCGATGATTCGCTGCAGCTTCGCATCGCCGATCTAGAGACACGCATCGAAAGCCTTCAGCCGGTCATTGCCGACGCCTCGCAGTTGACCGGGCTCGGCACGATGGCCACGCAGGATGCGAGCGCTGTTGCCGTTACGGGCGGATCGATCAATAACGTCACGGCAGGCGCGACAACGCCCCTGCAAGGAATCACGAATACAGGTCTCTATACCGGCCAGCGGTTCGGAGCATCTGGTGCGCTCGTGCTGCGCAGCGCGGGCGGCACGCAAGCCGTGCCGACGCAGATTTCTGCCGCAACGCAGATCGCGCTTATGGTCATGCGCGCCTACAACGACGTGGGCTCATACAGCGACGTTGCGTCGTTCGGCGTCGGCACTGACGGCGCGGTAACGAGCACCTCGGCACCTGGTTATCTGACCATCAACACGACGGCGAGCGGCGCAACGAGCGTCACTGAGCGCGCGCGGGTGACGTCGGCCGGCCTGTTCCTGATTGGCCGAACGGCTGATGACGGATCGGGAAATAAATTGCAGGTCAACGGCGGCCTATCCATCGTTCCAGCAACAACGACGACGGCGCCGACCGCAGGCGCTGCGGGCGCTCTGCCGGCCACGCCGACCGGATACGCGACGATCCGCATCGGCGGCACTGACCGCAAGATCGCTTACTACTGAGGCAATCAATGATTACGTGGAAACAACTCTGTCAGAGCGTTCTGACCGGGACGGCTGCGGCTGTCTATACCGCTCCGACTGGCACGGCGACCGCCATCCATCAGGCAAGCGCATGGAACCCGAGCGGAAGCGTGGTTGCGCTCAAGCTCTACATCGTGCCGGCTGCGGGCGCCGCGGCTGATGCGACGACGATCTGGTCGGCGAACGTGCCGGCCGGCGCATCGGTGCAAATTCCGCAGGTCATCGGCCACAAGCTGCAAGCAGGGCAGCAGCTTTATGCGTCTGGCGCGGGTGTGACGCTGACCGCATCGGGCGCGGAGAACGTGCAGCAATGAGCGAACTGAACCCGATCGAAGTCGTTGCGGGCGCGATCGACAAGCACGACGCGCCGGCGCTGCGCGACAAGGTTGTCCGGCTTGAAAGCGAAATGTTCAAGCAGCCGCAGGTCGAGATCGAGACGACGCATCACTTCGCGCCAGGCATCTATGCGCGCGAAATCTTCATTCCGAAGGGCACGCTGCTTACCGGCAAGATCCATAAGACGGGCCATCTGAACATTCTGTCGAAGGGCGACATTACGGTTCTCACAGATAGCGGCATGAAGCGAATCAAAGCGCCTTGCACGTTCGTGGCAAGCCCCGGCACCAAGCGCGCCGGCTACGCGCACGAGGATTCAGTGTGGACGACTATCCACGCCAGCGACGAAACGGAACTCGACAAGCTCGAAGCCGAATTGATTGTGCCGTCATTTGACGCGCTGCCTGCCGCCGAAGAAGTAAAACTGTTGAAGGGGGACTGATTATGTCTTGGGTAGCAGCAGCAGTTGCCGGCGCGGCCGTCGTTGGCGGCGTTGCGTCGGCAACCATCGGGGCCAGCGCCTCGAAAAGCGCGGCGCAAACACAAGCAAATGCCGCACGGGATGCCGCGCAGATTCAAAGCGATCAATGGGACCAGACGCAAGCTAACCTAAAGCCCTATATGAACTTGGGCGAATCGGCGATTAATCCGCTGATTCAGGCGATTGGCTACAACGCGATCCAAGACCCGGCGACCGGTCAATACACGTTCACGAAGGACGGCAGCAGCCCGCTCAACCAGACGTTTTCGTATGGCGCATTCAGTGCGCCGACAGCGGCTGAAGCGCAGGCGACGCCGGGCTATCAGTTCACGCTAAATCAAGGGTTGAAGTCGACGCAGAACAGCGCGGCGGCTCGCGGGCTTGGGACGTCGGGCGCGGCACTGAAGGGCGCGTCGACCTATGCGACCGGCCTTGCTGATTCGACCTACAACGACGTGTATAACCGCGCACTGAACGCCTATAACGCCAACTACAACACGGCGCAAGGCACGTTCACGACGAACTACAACAGCGCGGCGAACAATGCGAACCGCCTGTCGTCACTGGTGAGCAGCGGCCAGAATGCGGCGGCGACGAATGGCTCGCTCGGCGCATCAACTGCCAACAGTATCGGCAACACGCTCACGAGTGCGGCCAATGCGAGCGCATCCGGAACGATCGGCGCGGCCAATGCTTTGTCTAGCGGCGTCAATAGCGCGGTGAATGGCGCTACGACATACGGACTGATGCAGAACAACGCGGGCAGCACGGCGGCCGCAGCAAATCCGACCTACGGCACGACGGCAGCAGGCAACCCGAACTACTTCACGGTATAACGATGCCACTTGATACCTCAATCGCATTGAATGCGAGCGCGCCCGCGCCAATCAACCCGCTTCAGCAGGCGCTTCAGGTCGCTCAGTACCGCGCCTATAACGCGAACGGGCTTGCCGCGCAGCAAGGGCTCGACGCGAACCGCGCCATCTCTAGGGCCTACCAACAGGCTACCGACCCGACGACTGGGCAGGTCGACAACAACAAGCTTATGGCGCTGATAAGCCAAGACCCGTCGGCCGGCTTCAAAATGGGCGACGTGGTGCAGGGCATCAACACGCAGAGGCAGCAGCAGCAGACGCTGGCGCGTGGCGACATCGCACTGAACAACGATCAGCGCGACAACTACGCGAGCGGCACGAAGTTCCTGACGCAGCAGATGGCAACGGTCGATCCGAAAGACCCCAACGCGGCAAAGAAGATCATCGATATTGGCACGGCTGCCGTTCAGCAGGGGCATATTCCTGCCGCGATGTTTAAGTCGGTTGTCGCGCAGTTTCCCGACGACGCAAGCCAATGGCCGCAGTTCATCCAGAAGCGGCTCGCATCGTTTCAAGACCCTGGCGCGCAGCTCGGCTCGATCACGCCGCAAACTGGCTCGGTCAACACTGGCGGCGGAACGCAATTCACGAATACCGACCGGCTCACCGGCAAGGTTACGCCGACCACATTCATTGCCAATACCGTCTCCCCGGAAACGGCTGCGCAGCAAGTATCGGTCACTGATCCCGACGGCACGAAGCGGCTGGTTCCGATGTCGTCCGTATTGCAAAGGCAAGGGATGGGCGGCGTCCTTCCGCAGCAAGGAGCGCCGCAGGCAGTCGGTAGTGGGCGCTATCAGGGAGGCGATGGTTCGTTCCAGACGGCTCCCGCTGCGGGCGTGGTCGATGCGAACCAGAAGGCGAACGCGGCAGGCGGCGACATTCTCGTTTCCGACCAGCAGTCCAACGCGCAGTCGGGCTCGCGCATCAACATGCTGCAAAGCGCAGGCGATGCGCTGGCGAAGGCGCAAACCGGAACGGGCGCAGACAAGCTGCAAGCGATCAAAGGCGTCGTTGCCATGCTCGGCGGCCCCGCAGACGCGGCCGCAGACTACGACAAGGCGAACAAGTACCTAACCCAGTACGCGCAGCAGAAGGCGGCCGGCATGGGCGGCGGTACTGACGCGCAATTGGCGGCGACCGTCTCGGGCAATGCGAGCACGAAGATTAGCAACCTCGCCGCGCAGGACGTCGTTAAGGTCAACATGGGGCTTGAGCGCATGGAACAAGCCAGAATGAAGGCTTGGGAAAGCGCGAATCTGCCGCCGTCCGACTATGCCAAGTGGAAGTCTCAATTTGGCTCGACGATGGACCCGCGCGTGTTCGTTGCCGACCAGATCGACCCGAGCAAGGTTCAGGGAATGGTCAAGAAGATGAACCCGAAGGAACAGGCGACCTTCCGCACGCAATACAACTGGGCGGTTCAAAACGGCTTTATTAACGGTCCCCAATAATGGCGAATTACGACGATGTTTTCGAGGCTGCGGGTAAGCAATTCAACGTAGACCCGAAACTTCTGAAAGCCATGATGGCGCAGGAAAGTTCGGGCAATCCGAACGCCGTGTCTCCTAAAGGTGCGGCCGGTCTCATGCAATTGATGCCGGCGACCGCCAAAGAGGTCGGCGTGACGAACCCTAACGATCCCGCTCAAAACATCATGGGCGGCGCTCGGTATATGTCGCAGATGCTCGATAAGTTCGGCGACGTTCCGACCGCGCTGGCGGCCTATAACGCCGGCCCTGGCGCCGTTTCCAAGGCCGGCGGAATCCCGAACTTTCCTGAAACGCAGAACTACGTTTCGCGCATTACGGCGAACTATCAAGGGAAACCAATGGCGCAGCAATCGACGATGCCGGGTTTGCCGCCCACTGCTGACGCTGGAAGCGCGGGCGATGACCCGTTTTCTAAACTCATGACGTCGGGCGGCAGCGCTCCTGCTGCTGCGCCGGCAAAGGGCGCCCCCGCTGCTGCTCCTGCTGGCGGCGACGACCCGTTCAGCAAGCTCATGGCGTCGAAGCCTGCGGCGCCGGCTCAACCTGCCAAGCCGGGCGCACAGGGGCACGACACTGGCCCGCTCGACATCATCGGCGGCGCTGTCGAGCCGATCGCCACGATGGCAACTGGCGCGCTCGGCAGCCTGGCGGGCGGCATCACTCGCTTGGGCGCGGCCGCGCTCGGCAGCAACTACAAAGACGCGCAGGCGACCGGCAACAAGGTCGCTGACGCACTGACCTATCATCCGCAGACGCAAGGCGGCCAACAGGCTCTGGCGGGCCTTAGCGCGTCCGCAACGGGCATTAAGAACGCCGTCATGGGCTCGCCTGTCGGCCCGGCTCTGTCGGCTGTCGGCAATGCCTATGACAACACGTTTGTGAAGGGCGCGACGAACCCGCTGATGGCGACCATCAACGATCAGGTTCCGACCGTGACGGCTAACCTTGTCGCGCCGGCAGCGATCAGCGCGATTAAGGGCGCACCGAACGCACTGCGCGCGGCGGTTGCGAAACCTATCGCGGCGGCCGAGCGTGTCGAGCCGAGCATCGGCGGGGCGAACCCGGCACCGGCAGGCGCAGGCTTTCAGGATGCCAGCCAGCCAAAGTCGACGATGTACACAGGTGCCGACGGGACGACGTCGACGACCCCGCCGGCAGGCTCTCCTAACGCATCCGCACAAGGCGCAACGCTGCGCGGCGTGGGCGCGGCCGAAGCGAACATGAACCCGTATGCCGGCATGACAGGCGAAGAAGCGGCGCGCGGCGGCAGCAGTGCATTCCCGCAGGTCAAGACGTCGAAGATCGCGGCCGACGTGCCGGAAGCCGATCAGATCAAGCGGGCCGACATTGTGCGGCAGATTCTCGGCGACGATAATGGACAAATCCGCCCGGGCGTCATCACTGGCAACGAGGACAAACTTCGCAGCGAGTACACGCACGCGAAAAGCTCGGACAACACGCTGGCGCAGATCGCGCTGCGTGAGCAGATCGCACACGAGCAGACGGCGCTGTCAAACTACGCGCAGCAGCGTGTTGAGGCAACGGGCGCGAACCCGAACCTAATCAACAACGAGCAGCGCGGCCAGGTCATCAACGACGCGTTTCACGGCGAAGGCGGCCTGTCTGATTACTTCAAGCAGGCGAAGAATCAGATTTACGATCGGGCCAAAGCCGAGTCGGGCGACAATCCGATCCAATCAACGCACGTCGACAAGCTTCTAAATGACCCGAAGTTCCTGGCGGAAGCCGAGCGCAACGGGCATACGGGCGTCGTAACTGGCGCGCAGAAGCTGATCGATCTCGCCCGCTCGACGGGGTTCGAGGATTCTGCGCCGGGAAGCGTTGCCGCGTGGGATGCCGTGCGCAAGTCGAATAACTCCGGCTGGTCGCCGGACAACTCGCGCACGATAGGTGCCATTAATCGGGCCATCGATCAGGACGTCGCAGCCGCTGCCGGCTCGGACGCCTACAAGCTCGGCGATGCCGTCCACAAGGCCGAGAAAACGATCATGGACGTGCCGGCTATCTCGAAGATATTCGGGGGCGCCGATGCGAACGGGATCAAGGATGGCACGTCGCTCGAAAAGCTCACGTCGAAACTGAACAACATGCCGCTGGATCAATGGCGCCATGTCTACAACACGCTCGACGATCTTTCGCGCGGCATCGTCCGCGGCGCGCCGGATGGTATGCCGCCCGTCCCGCAAGAGCTTCAGCAACTGGCGGGCGCCGCGCGTAACGAGATTTCAGGGGCTCTCGCTCGGGAAGTTCACGAGCAGGGGGCGGGCAAGACGGGCGCCTGGAATCAGAACAGCGTGAACAAGACGCTCAACTCGGTTGTCGGCCAGAAGATCACCGAAACCTTTCCGCCTGACGAAGTGCAACGCTTTCACACGCTGAACTATGGCGGGCAGATCATGCCGGGCGTCCACTCATACGAAGGCGCCGCGCTTCAGAAGCAGCGTCTGAGCAAGCCCGGCTTCTACGAGAACCATGTCGCCAAAGCGGCGTCGGCTCTCGGCGGGGCGCTTGGGGGCGCCATCAGCGGCGGCGCAGCAGCGGGCGCGGGTGCGGGTGCGGGTTCGTGGGTCGGCAATAAGCTCGCCGGCCGCTCGGCGGCTTCTCGCCTCGAAGGTGAGGCGAACAAGCTGCGCGAGATCATGCGCGAGAACTACAAGCGCGGTCAATAGGCGCCGTGATGGCGTAAAGCCAGTCGAAGATCCAGTCGCTGTCTTTCTCGTCGACCATTGCCGCATAGATCATCAGAGGAATCCACGCCTGAGTGCAGATCACCAGCACAAGCGCCGCAACCTGTAGCAACCATTTCATCGCGCTCATTTTCTTTTCCTTAGCCCGCCTTCGTGCGGGCTTTTTGTTTTGAGGCCCTACATGCAGATTCTGCCGAACGGCAAATGCCAGTTCATCGACCAGAACGGCGCGCCTTTGGTTAATGGCTCGGTCTATTTCTACGCGCCCAGCACGACCAATCCGCTGCCGACGTATCAGGATTCGGCCGGCACGATTGCTAACACGAATCCTATCCAACTGGATAGCCGCGGGCAAGCGATCATTTGGGGCGGCGCGACATATCGACAGGTTGTGAAGGATGCCAGCGGCGTGACGGTGTGGGATCAGATCGTATCGGCCGCGGCATCGGCTGCGGCGCTCGCTGGCTCTGGCGGCGCAGCACTGATTGGTACACCGGACGGCAGCAACCTCGCCAGCGCTCTCGCGCTCGGGATCAATCATGTCGTAGATTCGATCGCGGCCTTGCGCGCTGTCAACCACACGTTTTATGCGCGCGCGTTCGTGACGGGCTACCGCACGCCGAGCGATGGCGGCGGCGGCGCATATTCCGTCGACACGAGCGACACGAGCTCTGCTGATAACGGCGGCACGATCATCGTTGCATCGGACGGCGCGCGTTGGAAATTGCAATTCCAAAGCTCGGTCGACGTGATGCAGTTCGGTGCCGATCCTGCCGGCGCGACCGATAGCTCCGCAGCGTTCCAAGCTGCCGTCAATGCGTTCTCAGGCAAGGCCGGCACGGTCACAGCGAAGGCTGGCAACTTCCTGTTGTCGAGCACGGTCGCGGTCCCGCAAAACGTTCATCTGCAAGGCCCGGTGCGCAACGTGGGCGAGCAGCGCACGGCGCCGACTGCTGTCATGTACGACAAGACCGGCGCGACGCTGTTCGTGGCGACCGCAGGCGGCTTGACGTTCGGCGATGCCGCGTCGATCGACGGGTTCTGGATTCTCAATTCCGCGCTGAAGGGTGCGTTGCCATTTCCTGATGGCGGCACGGCGCAATCGGCTGTCAATGCGTTCTCCGGCACGGCCATTACACAGGTCGGCGCCGACATGAAGGTGTCGAATTGCTGGATCGGCGGATTCGCCCAGGCTATCTACGTGCCGACGCATGAGCGCACGAAAATCGATTGGGTTGAGATCGACTGTACAGCCGGCGTCTGGATCGACAATTCAAGCGACATTGCACGGCTTCAAAACGTCCACGCATGGCCGTTCCTGACGACGCACCAAACCTGGTCGACCGGCTCGAATGCGCGGCGTACTGGCGCGGGCTTCAAACTCACGACGCACTTCGATACGGGCGTGTGCACGAACTGCTTCACGTTCGGCTACGACATCGGCTTCGATGTGCAGGCGCTAAACACGATCTCGCTTATTGGATGCTTTGCTGACGGGTCCGGGCTGAGCGTCGGTCAGATCGGGTTCAAGATCACGGCTGCGGCAGAACTGATCTCGATCATGGGCGGCGGCTCATCGGGCGTTGATACCGGCGTGTATTGCAACACCACTGCCGGGAACGGTGCGATCTCGCTCAACGGTGTCCAGTTCTGGGGTAATCACGCGCACATCATCTCCGACCAACATAAGGTTCTCAGCGTTGACGCATGCTATCTACGCGACACGAATGGCGGAAGCAGAACCGGTGTAACGCTCAATAGCGGCGTTACGGGGCTTACGTCAGTCCGAAGCTGTACGTTCGACAACCTTTCGACTTCATGGAGCGTTCAAGCAGTCCCGCTCGCGCGCCTAGTAGCTAAAGGCAATCGCTTCAATGGCTCGCTCGCAGATGGGATTGGGGAGCGTGATGCCGCAGAAAACAGCACGAACGCCAAGCACTTTCTTGATCTCTACTCGGACGACTCTAACCCTTGGCAGTATGTCGGCCGAAAGGGGCGTGGGAATGCTGCTGCGCCGACGATCGTGCAGGGTAACGATCAATTGTTGTCGCTTTATGCGCAGGGGTACGACGGCGCAGGGTTTCAGCCCGCCGCGCAGATGCGCATGCAGATTCAGGGGGCGCCTGCCTCGGGCGTCATGCCGGCGACGCTGATCTTTTCGACGAATAACGGTAGTGGGATATCCGATCGACTTGCTGTTCATAACACCGGGTATCTGTACCCGATTACGGACAATGCTTATTCTCTCGGGCAGTCCGCGAACCGCTTTTCGACTGTCTATGCGGCAACCGGCACGATCAACACGTCCGACGGCAACACGAAAACGGACATCGAGAACGCGACGCTCGGGCTCGACTTCATCAGCGCGTTGCGGCCTGTCTCGTACAAGTTCAAGGTCGGCGGGACGGAAGTCGTTCGTCAGGTGTTTCGCGATGCATCCGGAAACGAGTGTGATCCGAGCGCGGATGGCGCGACGCCGGCCGAGATCATCACGCAGGAGCGGCCCGGATCGCGCACGCATTGGGGCTTGATTGCGCAGGAAGTAAAAGCCGTCGCTGATGCGGCCGGCATCGACTTTGCCGGATGGACGATCGAGGACAAGAGCGATCCGAACAGCCTGCAAGGTCTGCGCTACGACCAATTCATTTCGCCGATCATCAAGGCGGTGCAGGAACTGTCGGCGAAGGTGGCGGCGCAATCCGACATCATCGACGGACTGGTCGATCGCCTCGCGTCGCTCGAATCTCGCGCGTAAGTCTCAACAGCCGCCTTCGGGCGGCTTTTTCATTTCTGGATCTTCCCCATGAAAGAAGCTGCTTCGGCCGTTGCGCAAACGGTCGCTCAAGTTGCGCCTCCGTGGTATGCGACCGCTCTCGCGTGGAGCGACACGAATTTCCCGCGCGTGCTGCTCGCGCTATCGGTCATTTACACCGCGCTGCAGATTTACTCGTCGATCAAGCGCCTGCGCAAAGGGAATGCGAATGTCGATGAATAACGAGAACCTTCAAAAGCTGATCGCAGAGCTGCGCCGCGACGAGGGCGTTCGTTATTCGCCGTACAACGACACGAAGGGCATTCCCACGGTAGGCGTCGGGCACAACCTGAACGCGAAACCGCTGCCGGCCGGCTGGAAATATCCGCTCAACGATACGCAGGTCAATTCGCTGCTCGACGACGACCTCGAAGACGTGTTTCACGATCTCGACCGCAACCTGCCGTGGTGGACGGATCTCACGGACATGCGTCAGCGCGTGCTCGCAAACCTGTGTTTCAACATGGGAATCAATCGCCTGCTCGGGTTCAAGAAGGCGCTCGTTGCCATGCGACAGGGCAAGTTCTCGACAGCCGCCGACGAGTTGCTTGATTCGACGTGGGCCACCCAGGTAAAGGGGCGGGCGGCCCGTCTCGCCGACATGATGCGCAAAGGGGTCTGACATGGACTGGAAAGCAATTCTCGGTGGAGTCGCGCCGACACTGGCGACGGCTCTGTCTGTCGTCGGCGGGCCGGCCGGCATGGTGGCAGGCGCTGCATTGCGTGCGGTGAGCGGCGCCGTGCTCGGGCATCAGGACGGCACATCCGATCAGGTGACGCAGGCAATTCAAGCGGGATTATCGCCCGATGCGATTGCAGCGCTTCAGAAAGCCGACAACGACTTTAAGGTGTCGATGGCGCAGATTGCCGCGGCAACGGAACAGGCGTCGATTAAGGCCGGTTCTGACGCCATCGGCGACGTCAACCTGACGATACAAGCCGAATCCAAGTCGGATCACTGGCCGTCGTACACGTGGCGGCCGTTCATTGGCTTCATGTTCGGCCTCTACGTCGCCTCGCTGTTCATCCTGCCGCTGTTCCACGTTCAGCCCGTCACGCTGTCGGCGGACATGACGCTGACGATTGGTGCGGTGCTAGGTGTGGCGTCGTTCTTTCGAGGGAAGGCGCAGGCTGATCCGCGCGTGCAGGCCGATAGCCGCGGCTAGTCTCATTTTGAGCGACGTAACCCCGCGCATCGGCGCAGGCGAGGCAATAGAATTGAAATGGCCGTGTGGCTGTGTCGACGACTGACTGACATAGCTCGACTTCATGCGGCCATCCATAGAATGGACTGCCGGCGCATCGAGCCTTAGTTGCCAAGTCCGATTCCGTTGCGCCGGTGGCGTCTTTCATCGGTTGAAACCTATGCCACATGATAGTTAAACGTTTGTGAGTGTGCCGGGATTCTATCCTCGGACAGCGCTAGGCGTCATGCCGCGAATACAACACTTGACATAATAGAGATTATCGGTTCTTTTTTAGGTGTCCAGCAATGGGACGCTAGGAACCGATTTAGCGTACCTGTAGCCGAACACTACGCTGCATGTGGATAACTTTAGCGTACCTGTGAGCGGACTCTAAATCTCCTAGCGTACCTGTGGCCGAACCCTAAACCGGCTTAGCGTACCTGTGGCCGGACAAAACCATACTTATATCTCTTCTATATCCTTCGGCGCGGCCGCGATCCGCCTCCGGGTGTCCATCAAACGGCGCACAGCAGGGTGCGCAGAATCCTCGTCGACCTCATCAGGCGGCGGCGCAAGTTCAGTTGTTGGAAGCGCAGCCTTCAGAACGCCTTCTGCAGAATCCCACCTAAAACCGTCTCCGGGAATGATTTCGCAGTTTGTGAGCGCTTCAGCATCGACGCGCCCGCGTTCGTTCACCGCCTCCCCGATTGCTTTTAGGCGCTCGCCAATCTTCATGGGGATATAGTCGACGACGATTGTGCAGAGAACTCGCGTTCCTAGTCGAATGTCTAGACGCTCGCGGGCGATGTATAGCGTTCCAGTCTTGCCCTTGCCTTTCGTGATGACGCGCAGCATCTTGTGCTTTTCTAAGATCTTCACGCACTCAGATACGGTGCTCTTCCCCATTCCGGTCATTTCGGCAAGTCGGCGGATTCCCGGCTCGGCCTCGCCAGTGTCGAAGTCGGCGTGGCTCTTGATGGCTTGCCAAAGACCGAATGCGCTCATCCCAATCTGCGCGGCAATCCCTGATTCGAACAAGTCGCGCTGCATGGTTTGAAATGTCGTATCAATCTTGCTCTTCATCAATGCGCCCCCTTCTCTGCTTTTACTAGCTCGCGCACGCGCTTTTCGACTTCAGCACGAATCGCCTCAAGCGCAATGGAGTGCATCGATTCGGGCGTTTTCTCTGCCAGATAGGCGAGTTTCATGTGCAGCGCCTGCGGCAGACGCACGACAAACGGCTCTTTCACCTTCGGGTGTGCCGATTCCCACGGAAGCGCCGTGATCGCCTTGGCGGGCCTCTCCGTGCGCGCTGGCACGACGTTCGCTGTCGGCGCTTCGTCGCTGGCCCGAACGAAAGCCATCGGATCGTGGAATTTCTTCTTTTCAGTCATTGCCAGACCTCGGCGGCCAGCGCGCGGATCTCCGAAACGGCCTTCGGATCGACCTTCGGGAATTCCGTCACAGCCATTCCATCGCGAGCCGTCAGGCGAAATGCCTTCCGCTCGCTGATGACGACGCCGAGCAGCGTGTATTGCTGAAGCGACGCCAGCGCCTCGCGCATGTCGGCAACGTCGCTCGAATTGGCATTCGTCGGCGCCCGGTTGACAACGGCCAGCGCGCGCAGGTCAGGGTTGAATCCCCTCGCCTGCTCGACAAGCCTGTCCATCGTGCCGAACGTGAAAAGATCGAACTGGCTCGTCTGCGCCGGCGTGACGATCGTATTGGCGACCAGCATTGCGCTGCGCAGCTCGGCGGCATCCGATCCGCGCGTGTCGATCACAATGTCGTCATATTTCGGCGCCATCGCACGTACCTGGCTCGCCAGCGTGTCGCCGAACAGGCTGACGCACGTAATCATCGGGGTAATCCCCCCCCCCTCCCTGATGGCGTTCCATTTCGTCGCAGACTGTTGCTTGTCCGCGTCGATCAGCAGGACGTCGCGCCCTTCCCCTGCCCGCATCGCAGCAAACGAAACCGCAAGCGTGCTTTTTCCGCTGCCGCCCTTCTCCCCGCCGAACAGTACGATCATTGCCGGTTCCTCATATCGTTTGATTTGATTTCGTTTCAAACGATAGCATATGGAACCAAATAATACGATTCGACTTCGAATCACGTCATTTCATATGGAATGATATGATTCGATTTCATTTTAGGCCGCCTGCCTCAGTTCGAACCGCTCCGTCGTTTGCCCTTTGCGGATCTGGACGGCCTTCCCGGCATTGAGTCGCTTTGTGTATTCGGCGCACGCTCGCGTGTACTGGCGCCGGCTAACCGTGTCGACAAGCGCCTCGAATACGTGAATCCCGCCATTCAACGCCCGCAGCTCGTCGCCCGTGAGAACGAAACTGCCGCGCATATGGAATCGCTCGGCGACTTCGATCATGGCGTTCTGTGCGTCATACAGTGCCGCCAAACCGATCTCGCCATTGCCCGCGCTCTCACACAGTACGATGGCGATGTTCATGCCAATAACGAGCGTATCCCATTCAGCTTTCGTCGCCGTGCCGCGCGAGAGGGCGAGGGCGGCCATGTGAACTGACGTCAGCACTTCGAGCCGTTCTTCCCCATGCATCGGCTCGTCGGCGTTCTGCAGATACATGATGTGGTTCTTGACCTCGCGTAACTTGCGCGGCTTGCGGCTCGGTTCTTATTGCCGGCCATTACTTCGGCTCCTTCGGTTCCGTTGCGGGAATGGGGGCGGCGTAGAACTTCGTCCCGACAGGGTAAGCGTGGGGGTTCTGGTCGAACCACTGCACGCCGTTGCCCCTCACTTCACCAATCGCCTCCTGCCCGCTCACAGTGCGGCGTGTCGAAAGCTCGGTGCGCAAATCCTTCAGCACTTGCGCGTTCTGGTGAATGCCTTCGCGCGTCATGAGGCCAATTGCAATTGTCAGCGCGGTAAGTTGTTCATCGCTCATTTCTTCTCCTTAGCGGCTAGGATTGCGGCGATCATGTCGCGCGCTTCGCTCATTACAGCCTCATACGCTTTCTTGGCAAGCGCAGCGATTGAAACTGGACAATTCAAGTCGTGATAGGGATAGTTCACGTCGCAATACTCGCAAGGCTTCGCCCCCGCTGTGTCGGCGTCCGCACGCGGGGCGGATGCAACGCGCGCCCGGTGGAACGCATCGGCGTAGTCGCGCATTTGATCCATCGTGTAGAGCGCGTCCGCACGCGGGGCGATTTCGCGCATTCGTTCATCCGTCAGCGCCGCATCCTTTTCGGCGTCCGCACGCTCATTACTCGCGCCTGCTGCAACGACAGGGGCCGCTGCGATCATTACTCGATAGCCTTCGTCCCAATCGACGTCCGTCTTAGACGTCCAGTCAAGGTGTCGCACAGCGCGCATCATTTCTTCGGTCGGCTCAACCGGCACCAGCTTCGCCCCCGCTGTGTCGGCGTCCGCACGCTCTGCGGACTGTGCAAGGGGTGCGGCTTTGTTCGCCGCCACACGACTCAAGCGGCAATAGGTGCATAGCTCTATACCCGACGACGGCTCCACTTCGAAGTGATGCTCGTGCATATCAGGTCCGATCGTATCCGGCGCATCGCCCATAGCCAGCGCCTTGCGATAGATTGCGTCGCGTCTGTTCGCCTCTTGCTTGTCGCTCGGATTGGGCGCGTCGTCCGCACGCTCATTACTCGCGCCTGCTGCGTCGCCGGGTGCGGCGGGTAGCGGCATCCAGTGCGTGATATGCGATGCGTCTCCGACTCGGCCCATCATGTTTTCGAAGTAGCCGCCGTCATGATCTTCGCGCCATTGACAGAAATCGTGATCGGATACGTCCGTCTCGAATTGGCGTCCGTCGTCCGATTCGCCATATTGAACAGCGTCCACCCACCCCAAAAACATGCGCCCATCTTTCGGCGCTGTTTCAATCGACTGCCACGCCCCCGCCGTGTCGGCGTCCGCACGCACGACACCCGGATTGATCGGCGTAATCGCATAGCGCGGCGCGCCTTCAACGCCATCCAGTTCGAGCGTCAGGATGATCTTTTCGCCTTTCTGCTTCAGGCTTACGTGCTTCGCCTCGAAAGTTGGCGCACGCGGGGCGATAGGGGCGCACTCGGCTTGCGGGGCGGCATACAAAGGAACTTCATCAGGCTCGGCAGCGTGGCCCGTTTCGGCCCAATATACCCATGCGTCTTCGCCTTCGTCTTCAACGCGGTAAAGTTGCTCCCGCGTGATCCAGCAAACCGGTTTCACCGCCTCACCCTTGCCGCCATCGGCGCAGCCTGACAGTTCGGCGGCCACACGTACCGCGTAGTCCGGCGTGTCGATGCTGTTTGCGTAGGTCGCCATTGCATCGCGCAGAACAAGCGCAATGTCCGCATCGTCTGCCGCGCGTTTGTTGTCTGTCATTACTTGCTCCTTGCGATCAGCACAGTGCCGATCTTGATCTCTACGGGCTCGCTACAGCTAAATGCAATCAGCGAGGCAAATGCCGCGCACGCTGCTTGTACCTGCTGTGCTGTCGGCTTGATCGCGAGGCACATGCTGTCCAGCGTCTGCTTCGCGTCCTTTCGTGTTGGGTGGTTCATCTCTCCGCGCTCTTTTAAGCGCGACAGCCAGGCGCCGCGCAGTTCGTGATCGTGCTCCCATCGACCGCGATGTAATAAGCGCGCGGCGAGTGCCGCAATCGTCCATCGGTTTATCTTCATGGCTTCATTCCGTGTGGTTGTTGTAGTGCTGCTTTATTGGTGTCAATAATACTTATACGGCATCGCTTTGGCAAGTGCTAAAACAACTATTTCCGCACGGTCATGCAAAGTGCTCGATGGCGATTCATCGGTGCTTCGTATCCGACGAGATCGGCCTTCATCCAGTCCGGCGTCTCTGCGCGCGTGGTCTTGCGCTCGACTGCTTCCCGTAAAGCATCACCTTCGAGCAGGCTGTATCGCACGATCACGCTCTTGCTGCTGCCGCTGCGGCGCCCTTCGCGCCATACGATACCCTTGCCGACGAGCGTATGCAGCGTGTCACGCACCGCGGCGCGAGGGTGGTTCGGAAGCAGATCCATGATCTGATCTTGGCTATAGATCGTGTCGGGCGTCATGGCGTCGATCAGCTCTTGTTGCGGGACGGTCTTCGCGGTCGAAGATCCAAGTTTCATCGTGTTTTTCATGCTGCTTCCTTGTTCATTTTGCGAGCGCGGATCGGCTCCCATTCAGCGTAGGCGTCATCGAAAACGCCAAACTTCGTTTCCCTGGATGACATCCCTTGGTCTAGCCAAGAGTGACACCAGTAGCAGCCCGGCACGGTGTAAATGTGATCGGCCTTCTTGGCGCCGCCTTTGCCGTGCTTGCTCTGGTTGCTGTGACAGGGCACAACGATGTCTGGCGAGGCTTCTCCGCCGCATACGACTCTCAGGTAGCAGCGTTCATTGCGGCAGGCCGCCAGATACTTTGACCCTTCCGCGACCGTCGGCTTCTTCGCGCGGCGGCGCAGTGTCGTCTTGCGATCGGCCAGTGCGAACGGCTTGGGCTCTTTGCGCGCGAACCCGGTTCGCTTCATCGGGGCGGAGCGCTTCATCGCGCGGCCTCCGATGTGGCTGCGGTAAGTTGCCAGAATGGGTTGAACGTGCCGCGCTTGACCGCTGCCTTAGCGAGCAGCAAGCCCTTAAACTTTGTTCGGTAACGCGTCGAGGCATCCACCCGGGCGCGCTTTTTGTCGAACTCGATATCGCGCTTGCTGCCGGCGCAATAGATCGGCGCAGCACCATCGCCGCCGCGCCCGCCGACGCGCTGATTCCAGCCGCAGATATAGACCTGCTTCGGCGTGGCCGTGTGCAGGTTGCTGATGTGCTTGCGCACGCCGCTGACTGACATACCCATTGCGGCCGCGATCTGCTGAAGGGTCGCCGGCTCTTTCTTCAACAGCTCGACGATTAGACGCCTGTTCTGATAGCGCGGGCTGTTCGGGTCTTTGGGGCTTCCTCTCATGCTGCCAATCCTTCATATCCCGGATCTGCTGCGATCCGAATGTCGTTGTCTGCCGCCCATGCGAGCGTGTATTCGATCAGGCTGTTAAGCCGCTTGACGCCCATCTGCGCGCTTGATTCGCGGATATTGCAAAACTCGCCTTCAAGGCCCGGAATCATGTCCGAGCCGAGCCCGGTCGCAACCGCGTGTCCGCTGATGAAGAGCGTCTTCCACTGGACAGCCGTCAGGCGCCGGCCGTGAAACTCGGCTTGCCTGGCGATCTGGCTGAATAGCGAATGGAGTAGGGCGTTCTGGCGGACGGTGCGTGTAGGCTCTTGGAGCACAAGCACATGACCGTCGGGGCGGCTGTGTACCGCGTCGGCTGCCATGCGCCGGTTCGTGCGGTTGAGGAAGATCGTGACCTTATCCATGTCACGCCCTAGCGATCATCACAGTGCATTCGCCGCCCTTGACGATCGGACCGCGCGTGACGAATAGCTCGTCTATCTGCTCGTCGTCGTCGAACACGCCTGCGTGCTCTAGCGCGTCGTTTAGCGCCTTCAGGCGGTTGTCGAGATCGGCCGCACGTCGGTCGCGCATGGACAGCTTGACGGCCATGAACAGGCGCGAGGAACCGAACTTGATCGCGTTGTGCTCGGCGACGATCTCGGCGACCTTCTGGCGGAAGTCTTTGCCGGCTGCCGTAATGAACATTCCGCGCGGGCACTTACGCCAGTAGTTGTTGATGGAGGGCGGCAGGGGCAGCGTCAGAAACTGAGCGACGCCGGATAATGATTGGTCTGTCATGCCAGCAGCCCCATTTGCTCATGCTTGACCGCGGGCGGCGGCTCGAATAGCGATACTTGGCGCTGCGCTTCGTCGATTCGCTTGCATGCAATATCGAAATATTTCGGTTCGCGTTCGATGCCGACGAATGTGCGGCCGAGGCGCGTCGCCGCAATGCCTGTCGTTCCTGATCCCATAAACGGGTCAAGGATCGTCTCGGGCATGCCGGCTTGCTCGATGCACCATTGCATGACCGCGATCGGCTTCTGCGTCGGGTGAACGCGCTGCTGGCCCTTTTCCTCGCCTGCGCGGATCATTCCGTTCCACAGGTGACGGAAAATCCGGACGGCTTTCGGCAGATTCGTCCATGCGAGCTCGCAATCGGCGAAGTCGCCAGTGTTCTGCTTGTCCCATATCAGCCAGCATGAGGCGGCGGCCATCGGGTAGTAATTCCCGCCGAAGATGACGGCATGCTTTCCTGCGGCAATGACAGCCTGCAGGAGGTCGTTGTCGATCGGGCTTTTGTCCCAATCGAACGAGCCGTAATCCGTGACGGCGGCCGCCTTCTGGCGCGATGCAACTTTTTTGCTGTTCTCGTTGATCCCATAGGGCGGATCGGTGATGACGCAATCAACGCGGTCTAGCGTCGATAAAACCTCGCGGCAATCACCTAAATACAGCGTGGCCTCGCCGATGATTTCTTTTTTCATTGTGCTTTCTTGTCCGACTTGATAAACGCCCACAATTCTTTCTTCGCGCGCTCGGCGATCTCGTCACCGGCTTTGCCTCTCACTCGCTCGACGATCGCCTTGGCGGCCCCGTATTCGCCGCGGCGGCCGTCGCGTACCGCCTGCATGAACGAGGCTAGGCATTGCTCTCGCGTCAGCACCAGCAGATCGCCGCGTAATCGACGCTTCGGCGGATGAACCAGCAGCCGCCAGCGTTGCCGTACTCGGTGTATGCGGATAAGTGAGGCAGGATGACGGTGTGCATGGCGGGCTCGATTTAGCGGATGTCCAAACGCTGGCCGCGCACGAGGCGGCAGCCAGGCACTTCAAATCCATCTTTCAATGCGGCCGCGATCAATTTGCGATCGGGAGCAGGGGCGGGCGCGACTGGCTCCGTCTTGTAGCTCGCCGGAATCAGCGCTTCGTCGTCGATCGCGACGGCGGGCGGGTTCTGCGCGATCTTGATCTTGAAGAACGGCGTGCTGATGGCGTCGCGGCCGGCCAGTTGCAGCCCGTCGAGCAGGTACTTTCGGATGCGTGCAGCGCGGTTTTCCATCGCCTTAGCGCGCTCGGTCATCGCCTTTGCGTGCTCTTTGATCTGCTCGGCCGTCGCTTCCAGGTTGCGACACACGAAAGCGGTGTTCATGGCCTTCGCTTCCAGATCGCCGCTGATCGCTTCGAGCGTGTCGGCGAACGTGGCGTCATCCAGATCCAGGTCGACCAGCTTCGCGGCATCGGCGCGGTACTCGCTGGCTATTTCGAAGAGGTTCATATCCGGTTCCTTGTCGTTGTTATCCGACGCCGTTTCGGCATCGGTTCGTCAATAATAGCGCGAAACGATGCCGTTATAGGCTCGCTTCAGGATAAATTTTCGCTATGATTTCACGTGTCCGATTGCGCTCCTGCTGCTCGCGCAGATCGAGGATCAGGCGCAGGGCGTTGCGGCGCATGGTGCTCTCTGCGATGTCGATCTCGGCGTTGCGCAACTGCTCGCGGATGTGCGACAGCGGTACGATGGTGACGGGCAGGGTGTTGTCTAACTGGCTCATTTCGTGATCCCTCTCCATTCGAATCCGCCCGCGTGCTTTGCTGCATCGCTCGGCGTTTCACAGTGTTCGTATGCTGCGATCGGCGTCTGATCCGACAGCCCCCAATGCTCGCCGGTCCAGCAGCTAAACCATCGCACCAGTTTCCCGTTTGCCTTTACGCGTACCTCGTACACACCGTGATGAACGGGCTTAACGTCGCGCGGAAACCACTCGCTGAATGCTTGCATGCCTTCCCCTTTGTGCGCCGCCAGCTCGTGCCAGCGGCGCGGTCGTTGTTTTTAGAACGGGATGTCATCCTCGAATTGATCGCCGGCCGGCGCCGGGACATACGACTGCTGCGTTGCCAACTTCTTCAGCGGTCGATCGCGCAAGGCGGCGACGAGCAGAGCCAGTTTTTGCGGCGACGTCTTGCGATCGAGGATTTCGGCGGCCGTCAGTTCGGTGTCAGCCTGGAACACGGCATTCAGGCGTGCGCTCCATCCGGTGCCGCTGCCGTCGCGCTTCTCGTATTCCTCCATCGCGAGCAGGATGCCGACAGGCTTGTTGAGCAGTTCCGGGAACTGCGTGAGCGTCTTGTTGACGTTCGCGCCGGCATCGCGGTCCCAAACCATCGAGGCGACTTGCGCCGGCTTGATGTCCTTGATTCCGAGACAGGTCATGATTGCCATCAGCGTGCCGTAGTCGCCGAGCCTTTCGCCATTCGCCTTGATCGTGTAGATCGAAAAGTTCGACTTCTGGCCTTCGTTCGTCTCGAAGGTGAAGGCGATGCCGCGCGTTCCGCTCAACGCGGTGATGTCTTCGGCGCGGGTGAACTTTCCGACGTACTTGCCTTTCTCGTCGATAAAGCTGGTGCGTTGCTCGGCCTTGCGTGCGGCTTGTGCGGTTTCGTTGTTCAGTGCGTACATGGTGCGTTCCTTTGGTTCGCGAGTTAGGCCGTAGCCGGTTGGGTGATGCCGTAAAAGTCGGTGATGGCTGCGTCGACCGCTGCGATGTCGTTGTCGATGTGGTGATCGGCAAACATGTCGATCGGCGACTTGCAGGTGTCAGAGCCGTTGTTTTGCGTGCTGAAGATGTGTCGGCCGTTAATCAGCGCGGCACGCAGGACGATCGTGAAAAGTGATTCGACCGGGCATTTTTCGTCGAGCATCTTTCCGATCGTGCGGGCCCGGACATGGCCGAGCTCGTCGGTCGATACGTGGCCGAGGAAATACACGCGCACGTCGTCGGGAAGGACAGAGGCGGACATCATCACGTCCCACGCGCTCTTTCCGATCTCGCTGAACTTCTGGAAACCCGTTTCAGCGCTGCGGCGCATGAACTCGTTGGTCATCATCAGGTTCCAGTCATCGAACACGACGACCTTGCGTTGCGTCTTGCTCATTAGCGTGATGATCTGGTCGGCCTTGTCGGTGACGAAGATGTTGCCGGCCGGGTTTTCCTTCGTGCGATACGACCAGCCTTTCGCACGGAAGGGCAGGGGCTTCTTAATCGCCTGGATCAAAAGGGTTTCTGCGGGATTGAGATTGCGCAAGCTGGTCGACTTGCCAGTTCCGCTCTCGCCCAAAATCAAGGTTGCGATGCTCATTTGCTTCTCCTGTTCGCTCTTGCTCGTAAAGTTGCTGTTCTTCGCATTCGATTTGTTGCTGCCAGTCACTCATGTCAGCAGCCGAAGGTTTTCGTGTGCCGCCCAGGCGCTGCCGCCGAAGCAGATCAGCGCGGCGATCGCCCAATCAATTGCGGCCCGCATGGCTGATCTCGTCGATTTCATCGCGCAGGACGCGCGCACGGTTCACAAGGAGTTGCATCCACGCCGTCATATCGGCGGATGTCATTTTTTGAAGGGCCGGCCATTCAAGGTCGAGCTCGCGGAGGATCACGTACATGTCGGCGACCTTCTCGGAGATTTGCGACTGGCGGTTGATCTCGACCAGTTCTGCGACCGGGCACAGGTGCTCGTCGCCGGCCTTACGCAGTTCGGACATGAAGACCGATTGCGGAACCGATGCCAAGGTATCTTTTACGGCATCGTTTGAGGACAAAACTTTACGCGCAACAGGAGCCTGTTGCGGGCGGAATCCGGTGATGCTTCGTAATAATCCAGACTGCATAAGGGCTTGAGGTTTCATGGCAGTTCATTCCGTTGGTTTTGGTTGTTTTGCTGCTGTGATGAAACGATACTTTAACCGATGCTTTAATGCAAGCACTAAAGCGATCTTTTTTGTGCGATAGGCTACATTTCGTCGCGCGGCACCCATCCGCGACGATGGAACGCTGGCGTCAGCTTGGCGATGGTCGACTCGCGCAGCTCGGCGATGGTCTTGGCGATCTTGGATGCGACGCGCGATACGGTCGCTTGGTGTACAGCGCACTCGCGCGCGATGTCCTGCTGGCTCGGGCAGTAGCGCTCACCGTGCACGAACTCGCGCATCATCAGCATGCGAACCAGGGTGCGGTTCTGGTGGGCGCATAAGTGCGTCAGGCGTTCTACGCCGGCATGGCGCTCGCCGTTCTCGCCACCATAGGAGGCGTCCAGTAGGGCTCGTTGATCGCGGGATAGGTGTGAGGCTATGACGTCTAGGATCGGTCCCGCCTGCGCCTTCTTCTCGGATGCAGACAGAATCATGCCGCCGACCTTGCCGGTGTATTCCTTGATCTCGCCGATCTTTACCCCTGCTGAGGCTCGCCAGAGGTAGGCGAACGATAACGCGCTCTCCATGCTGCGGAACATTGGTAGTCCGCACACCGCCTCGTCATCACGCGCAGCTTTGCGCAGAGTGAGCGTTCCCCGAAGTTGATCCGTCCCACGGTCCACACACAGCCCTTGCATGATCGTTCCTCGCGCGTTATCAAGACCTCAAGAGGGTCTTTGTATTCGTATTGGCGTAATGGCTGCGGCCGCTTCACTCGCCGTCCTTCTTCTGCTCAGGCTTCGGCGCCGGGATCGACCAGGCGCGCGACATGACTTGAAAGAACATCCAGTAGGCGAGGGCGGGGCTCATGCTTTCTTTTCCCTTTTGGCGATCTCTCGCTCGATGTAGAAGCGCGCCTTCTTCAGATCCTCGATCGCATCGGACTTCAGGTCGCAACGCCAGATGTACTTGATTGCGTTGCCGAGGTTGAACCCCATGTGCTCGACGACTTCGATGCACTCCACGCCGCTAGGGTGCGACGTGTAGTGCTTCGGGTTGTTAACCGGATCGCTCACGCCGATTTCTCGTCGCACCAGACACGAACGCCGCCATCCGCTAAACGCACGACGAACCTCTTGCCGGTGCGCCGAGCATGCGAAAAAGCCGCGCGGCGGATAGATGCGATTCGATCCTCTGCATCAGCAACGAAGAACGACTCGCCCGGCGCCATCTCAGCGAACGGATAGAGCGCAGGACGGCCGCGGCGCGACTCAGGGACAGGGATGTGCTTCTCGATCTTGAACATTGGCTTCCTCGTATTTGGGCCAGTCTTATCGGTTTTATGAGTTAAGATGCCTTTTCGGCATACATTTACATTGCCGGTTCGGCATTTCTACAACTGCCGTCACCTGATAACTACCTCTAGGGTGGTTGTCTAAGAAACGAATCTAATGCGGTACAGATTGCTATTATAGTATCGTATTGTCGCAACAAATGCACGTGATTTGTCAGTCCAGACCGCCGAATTTAGGGCGTCTCACGTCAGGACGCGCGCCGAATGAGCGCTCGTTCGCGAGATCCGCAAATCGTGTCTGTTCGCCGATAAACGCGAGCCCAACGACGCCCGTTTCCCCCTGGCGCTGCTTCGTGCAGATGACCTCGCACACTCCTTTGTCCATCGAATCCGGGTTGTAAACCTCGTCGCGGTACAGGAACAGGATCGTATCGGCATCGGCTTCGATGTCGCCTGAGTCTTTCAGGTCGGACGACAGGGGGCGCTTATTCGGCCGTTCCTCGCACTTGCGCGAGAGCTGCGAGAGCAGGACGATCGGAATGTCCAACTCCTTCGCCAGATTCTTGAGCCCCTTCGTCAGCGCGCCGATCTGCAGGTCGCGCCGTTCCTCGTTGCCGGTTGCCATCAGCCCGAGATAGTCGACGACGAGCATCGACAGGCCATGCTTGCGCTTGATCGCGCGGGCCTTGTTGCGCACTTCGAGCAGCGTCAGGTTCGGTTGGTCGTCAAGGTACAGGCGCAGCTCGTTGATGCGCTGGCCGGCATGCGTGACGCGCTGCCATTGCTCGTTGTCGAGCTTCGCCGGGTCGCGCAGTTGTCCCATCGGGATACCGCCCATTGCCGACACAAGGCGCTGCTGAAGCTGGACGTTCTTCATTTCCATCGACAGGAACAGCACCGGCGCCGCCTGCGCGACGTTCGCCGAGATCGTCAGGGAAAACGCCGTCTTACCCATCGACGGGCGAGCCGCGACGATCACCAGGTCGCCACCGTAGAAGCCACCGCCGAGCTTGCGATCGAGATCCGTCAGGCCAGTAGGGACGGGCTTAATCTTGCCGTCGATCTGGTGTTCAAGGTAGTTCAGATACTCCTGCAACGAGTCGGACGCGCGAACCGGCTCAGACTTGACGATTGCCTCGCCGAGCTTTTCGAGCTTCGTCGACGCACGGTCGATCAGCACCGCGGCGCTATCAGGCGTCGTGCCGACTGAATCCTGGATCTCGTGCGACAGTGCCAGCAGCCCGCGCTTCTGCGCCCGGTCGCGCACGATCTCCGCATATCGCGCGACGTTTGCGCTGCTCGGCGTGTTCTGCGCCAGGTCATTGAGATACGCGAGCCCGCCAACATCGGCCGCCCGACCCTTCGCTTGCAGGCGCTCGAAAACGGTCATCACGTCGGCGCCGACGCTGCCCGAGATCAGTGCGACGACTTCCAGAAAGATCGCCCGGTGGTCGCCGCGAAAGAAGTGCTCCGCGCGCAGGTCGCCGATCCGGTCGATTGCGTCGTTGTCGATCAACAGCGCGCCGATGACGGCTTGTTCTGATTCGATGCTCTGCGGGATTGCGCGTTGGATGTCGTTGTTCATGCTCCCTCCGAATGTTCTCGTTGAACCTGCTTGCCGCGCGTCGTCAGACCGCAGCTACCGTCATCAGCGATAAACCACAACTTGAACCAGT